ATGAATTGTTGGCACTGTAAAACAGAACTGATCTGGGGTGGGGATCACGACTGCGAGGACTCAGAAGATTACTTGTTTGAATCTAACTTTCACTGTCCAAAATGTAACACTTTAGTTTTGGCATATTATCCAAGGGAGAAAACTAATGAAGAAAATGACTTATGATGAATGGTGCGAACACGAAAAGAAAAAGCGCGAAGAGTACGAAAAGATGGGCGTGACCGATCTTGACGCAGTGCGGACAAGAAAGATGTGGGGCGATCCCGCCGTTAAGGATGAGGACATTCCTTGCGAAAACTTCACATGGGACGAAGAGTTAAACACATTTGTCCACACAGGAAGCTCAAACACGGTGAAGCACTGATGAAACGTGATGAAGTGTTGGATGCCGCCAAGCAATTAATTAACGGGCCAAGAGCAAAAGACTACGGTGATGCTTACGAAAATCACGGGCGTATCGCTGATGGTTGGAACGTTATTATGAACGGGGCCCTAAAAAGCCACGGTTACCTAACCCCGGCCCACGTCACGTTGATGATGGACTGGGTTAAAACAAGTCGTCTGATAGAGACGATAGACCATGAGGATTCGTGGATAGATAAAGCCGGATACACCGGACTGGGGGCGGAATTTGTCGAGCGTGATGCCCGTCCCGTAGATAAAATTATTGAGGAAGTAAAAAAAGATGGCAAATTTACAAATGGCTATGTTCGCCCCCAAAAGTGAGTGGGTCCCACCGCTAGAACTCCCGGACATTACTGCGGCAGGAACAATAGCAATTGACGTTGAAACACGGGACCCGAACCTAAAAAAGAACGGGCCCGGCTGGCCAACAAAAGATGGCGAGGTCATAGGATACGCTGTAGCAGTGGACGGGTGGTCTTGCTATCTGCCCACGCGCCACTTCGGCGGGGGTAACTTAGACGAAAAGATAGTCAACAAATGGCTCAAGAAAGTCTTTGAGTGCCCTGCCGATAAGGTCATGCACAACGCACAATACGACTTGGGATGGATTCGAGCGATGGGCTTTGAGATGAAAGGACGTGTCATTGATACGATGCTTATCGCCGCCCTGCTTGATGAGAACAGGTTTAGCTACAGCCTCAACGCTTTATGCTACGATCTTCTTAACAAAACAAAATCCGAAAAAGCCTTAACCGCCGCGGCTCTTGAGTTTGGGATCGACCCCAAGGCAGAGATGTGGAAGATGCCCGCCATGTATGTGGGGCCCTATGCTGAAGCAGATGCAGAGTTAACTTTGGAACTGTGGCACTATCTGTCCACACAACTGAGCAAAGAAGACCTTTGGCCGATAGCTAACTTAGAGCTAAACCTTCTTCCTTGTCTTGTTGACATGACGTGGCGTGGTGTTCGCGTAGATACCAACCGGGTGGAACGCACACGAGACGCACTTCTCAAGCGCGAAAAGAAGATAATGCAAGAGATAAAACGGCTCACGGGAACTGATGTAGAAATCTGGGCTGCCCAATCGCTCTCTAAATCTTTTGATAAGTTAGGTATAAATTATCCAAAAACAGAAAAGGGCGCACCAAGTTTTACGAAGATGTTTCTGACCGAACACGAACACCCGCTTGCGAAGCTGGTTGTTCAAGCACGTAACCTTAACAAAACATCCGGCACGTTCATTAACTCAATTATGAAGCACTGCCGCACTGATGGCCGAATACATGGGCACATAAACCAAATCCGGTCAGACGATGGCGGTACAGTTTCGGGCCGCATATCAATGTCCAACCCCAATTTACAACAAATCCCGGCCCGCGACCCAGAGCTTGGTCCTATGATCCGATCCCTGTTCTTACCAGAAGAAGGCGAACAGTGGGCGGCAATTGACTTCTCGCAACAAGAACCACGCATCTTGGTGCATTATGCTCACGTTTATGGGCGTAATCGTGGCGTTGCGTTGGAAGGTGCGGCAGAGTTTGTTGACGCATACAACGAAGACCCTGACACTGACTTCCACACGATGGTTGCAGAGATGGCTAACATTCCCAGAAAGCAGGCCAAGACTATTAATCTGGGCATGATGTATGGCATGGGCGTAAACAAACTGTCCGAACAACTAGATGTTTCGTTAGAAGAGGCCAAGGGTCTTGTGAAACAGTACCATGACCGCGTACCGTTTGTTAAAGGACTAACCCGCGGTGTTATGAACAGGCTAAACGAGAAATCGTCGGCAGGGGCGTTGCGTTCTCTGGCAGGCCGTAAAGCACGGTTTGACCTTTGGGAGCCGGATACTTTTGCTATGAACAAAGCTATGCCCTACAAAGACGCGGTTGACGCTTATGGGCCCACGACGAAACTAAAGAGGGCCTACACATACAAAGCTATGAACAGGTTAATCCAAGCATCCGCCGCGGACATGACAAAGCAAGCAATGGTAAATTTATATAAGGCAGGATACCTACCTATGGTGCAAATCCATGATGAGATTGCAATGTCGGTAAAAACTGTTGACGACGCAAAGAAAATCGCTCACATTATGGAGACTGCTATACCTCTGGAAGTTCCTAGTAAATGTGATGTTGAAATAGGACCATCTTGGGGCGAAGCACAGTAGTTTGGACACTGCTCGCTTAACTGCCCCGCTTCGGCGGGGTTTTTTTACTTGACTGCCTGTTTTTAACTGATATACGGGGTTTGCTACTAGTCTGTTTTGAACAACTCAAGACGGGTAGACAAAAGACGACGCTCCACCCAGTGTCGTCTTTTTTTATGTCCCACTCTTTTCTTGCAATCTTGTATATTTTCCTATATTATCCTAGACATGCGTAAGCGCATTGGAGATAAAAATGGATACAACACGTTGGAAAAGCATTCTCGTACCGCGAGAAGTGTATGAAGAGATAAAAGAACTGTCAAAAACCGAAGGCCGCACCATTGGCGGGCAGTTACGGCTTGTTTTTGATTGGTACAGAGATTCTAAAAAAGGAAGCGCAGATGATAACCAAGGGGACAGGGCAGTTTCACAAAAGATTAATACAAAACCTGTGCCCAAAGTGCGAGCAAAAGCTTAAAATTGTTAAAAAAGACGCTAAAAACCTCGTAAGGTTCTGTGGCATCTGTAACCTGACTGTAACAGATCAAATAGAAAGTGCAGAATATATGGAAGAGGTATGCGATTAAGTATTGCATATCGCATATAAGGGGTTTATAAGGGCTTTTGAGGGTCATGCCTCATGCTCTATAGTTAAGACAAGACTAGCCCCTAGCTCGGTTGCCCCCAGCTAGGGGTTTACTTTTTTTAAAGGAGAAAAATATGGAAAAAGTGTTTGTAAACGGTCTCATGGCAAAAAAACCTAGAGAAACTGCTCCAGATTGGATAAAATGTAACCTAAGTATAAAACGAGCAGACCTCGCAGCGTGGCTCGCGGAACAAAAAGGTGATTGGATTAACGTCCAAGTGTGCGAAAGTAAGAGCGGGGATAAATGGTACGCAGAGGTAGATACATGGGAACCCAAGAAGATGCAGAACTCTTAGAAGAAGGATGGCGGCAGAATAAAGAAGACTTTCTGCAAGCCGTAGAGTGTACGCACGAACTTCTAAAAGAGTTTGAAGAAATGGGCCTAAACAAAGGAGCCGCTATCGGCGGTTCCCTTACTCATCTTATCTCCCACCTTATCGCCGTGTCCCCCGATCCGGCTACCGCGCTGGGCCTGCTTTCGTCCTGCATGACAAACGCTGCAATAAACGCGACCCGCGCCGCTGAGAACCACCCCGGCAGTGACGGAATACATTAGTTGACTTAATCCCATAATGTCTTATACTTCTCCCACGTTTTAACTAAAGGAGAACGACATGGAATTAATAGACATAAACGAAGTATGTGAAATCACTAAACTTTCTAAATCGACCGTCTTTAAAAAGATAAAAGATGGCACGTTCCCGGAAATCCAAAAAACACCCAGCCCCAGTTCCCGCGGACCACGGCTCGTGAACCGTTGGGACAAAGCAAAAGTAATTGCTTGGGCGTTTGATGATGACGTGCAAGAACTAGATGACATAAAAGATGAAAAGCTTAGAGTGCCCTATGGTGACGCTTTTCTGGAAGAAGCCCGCAAGGGTGAAGGTTCTGGGCCAATGGATTGGGACGAGCCTATAAGCTGGGCTAAAAAAATATCTCGTCACAGATTATTTATCCCGGTAATAATACTGGCTATCGCCGCCATGCTTTACAGTTTGTTAACTTGAGGCAATAAAATGACGGAAGAAGATAAGAAAAACGCAAAAATCCTTACGTTGCAAAGCCAAAACCTAAAACAACGTAACGAAATAACAAGATTAACAGTGGCCCTCGACAAATTAAAACGAGAAACACAAAATCTTTTAAAGGACGTTAATTGGATGAAAGGCCAACATAGATGAAATGCGAAGAATGTGGCGGTGAAGGGGAAGTGGAAGAAGAGTTCTTTAGACCACAGTCCTTTGACCGCGACATTGGAATAATAGACTCCCGAACAGTTACTTGCGAAGTGTGCAACGGCAGTGGTGAAGTAGACCTCGGTGAAGATGATTTGGACGACGAGTAAGAAATAATACTTGGGAGTTTTTAAATGTTGGCAGAAATGTGCTTGGCCCTTGCTTTGTATCACGAAGCAAGAGGCGAACCCTCTACCGGGCAAATGATGGTGGCTAAAGTAATCGTCAACCGCATGGAGTCCAAAAAATTTCCCTCAGATATGTGCGGCGTAATTATGCAACCACGCCAGTTCTCGTTTGTACGAAAAGGATTGGTGCCCGTTCCTAAAGATGAAGAAGCGTGGAAAATTTCTAAAACCCTAGCTCAAGAAATTATGGACGACCCAAGCGTCCTTCCCTCTACGTCCGCGGACCATTACCATACGACCAAGGTGCGACCTGTTTGGAGAAAGTCCCTTCATAGAATAGTCCGAATCGGTAAACACGTCTTCTATTCTTATGACCCGCCTAAAAATTTAACTGTAAGTTTGCGGCCTAAGATACGTTCTAAGTAACTTTGACTTAACTTTCTTAAAAATTAACTCTTGACATGTATGGGATTTTATGTTAATATAAGTTATCGAAGGGGACGAGCCTTTTCGATTAGGGCGGGCAAGCCCTACGCTATTTGACATCGAATTAACCAGCCAGTGCTAGGGTACTGGAAAGGTGGTTCTACATACTATGGAGAAAAACATGAGTGATACTCAAGATCATATCTTGCCAAACGGATGCACCTTTCTTGCATCAACTGCCGGACAATACGGAACATGGGCAAAAGCAACTGATCCAATTACCGCGATTAGAAATGCTTTTAAACATGACGGTGGAACAAAAAGACCAATTTACGTGGTCTATGGCAAAAGCGAGGACTTAAACGTGTCAGACTACGGGGGATACAATTGGCAGGCGGATAATCCACCAACGCCAATTGGAATATTTACCGTAACAAAAAACACTATACGTCCCGTTAAAAAAGGAGACTTTAACAAAGATCACGAAGACTGCCTAGAATGGATGAAGTCAAACCTAGCAGACATTACAATGTGGAGCAAAGAACACGAAGATAACCACATGGGGCCAGATGATCGACAGCAAGAAGCTATCGACAAAATGTATAGCGATAAAGAAGAACTTTAATAACCATAGCCCGCGGTTCACGGATCGCGGGCTTTTTTATGTGGATCGCGGACCGGGGCACAATTAAACACGGTTCTATGTATATAGAGAAGCAAATAGAAAAAAAATATTTTTTGTTAAAATAGGTGTGTCCGGTGTAACCGTGTGTCTTTGGACAAAAAGTCGTTTATATATATAGGGTTATGAAGACACATATTTAAAAATAAAAATGTGCCAATAATGTGAATAAGTGCCAGAGGGCCTAATGTCCAAATCAGCATAATGGGCCTCAAAAAGTTTTTTTATAAAAAATATATTTGCTTCTCTATATATACAAAAGGGAAGTTTTAAGGCAAAGTATCTGGAAATAACTGGAGAACATTATGGCTAGGAAAAAAGCAGCACCTAAAACAATAACACCTGTTGTTAGAAAGAAACCCGGAAGGCCAAGAGCCACAAGGGAACAACCGTTAACACGACGGCAAGAACTGTTTGTTAAAGAACTTGTTTCTAAAGATGGGCAGATAACTATGAGAGAAGCCGCTATTGAAGCAGGCTACCCCGCAGGCTCGGCACACACTAGAGCTTACGAACTAACCAATCCTAATATTAGTCCACACGTTGTAAACGCTATTCAAGAATATCGTGCCCAACTGGATGAAAAGTACGGGGTACATTACCAACGCCATATTAAAGACCTGCAATTGATAAGAGATATGGCTCTAACTAACGGTGCATACTCTGCCGCCGTTCAAGCCGAATATCGTCGGGGGCAAGCACAAGGCGATATTTATGTAAGCAAAAGCGAGATAAGACACGGGAGTATCGACTCCATGAGTAAAGAAGAGGTCTTGAACGCACTAAAGGAAATCAAACAAAGCTATGCCCCGATCACTATCGACATTACTCCCGAAGGACAGGACAATCCCCAAAACCGCGACAAAGCGAGAAGCCGACTTGTGGCGGATGATGAAATCGGGGATGGAGAGAAGCAACCGAAAGATCAAATCCACTAGACTTGAAACATGGGCTATGCCGGGAGTACCCGACGTTCTCTTATGTGATGAAAAAGGTTTGTTTCATTTCGTTGAGTTAAAAGCTACTGGCGGTAACGCGGTTGAACTTCGACCTCATCAAGTGTCTTGGTTAACGTCACATTCACATGGAAGTGCGTGGGTTTTGGTTCGCAAGGTTAAAACAAAGACGTTGCCTCAACGTGTGTATTTGTACCCTGCAAGTGACGCTATGGACTTAAAGTTTGAAGGTCTGGCAGTTGATCCAGTTTACTTTGAAGAAGGTGAACCTGACTGGGAAAAAATACTGGGGTTGATTTCTCCTAGATAATCGCATAAGATCGCATAGTCTTAACTTA